CCCGCTACGTTGCCGTTGTACGTCCTTGCGTTGTGATCTGGGGTAATGTGTACCGCAGGCCATACGCGTGTCCTGTAGCCCCTGTCTTGTAGCCTCGTGTAGATGCTGTCTTCTGTTTGAGGTGTTCCAAGGAAGATGACCTTGGAGTTGTCCTCTGGTTTCAAGATAGCGTCGAACTCTTTAACAGCCTCCGAGAGCTTCTCACGCATCAACATAGTGGCGCTGTTGTTAGCCACCTCGATGTCATCCGCAATGATAAGGTCAGCACGAGAGCCTGTAAGCTGTGAGGTGATACCTAAGGACTTTACTGAGGGAGCGTGAGAGGCGGGCGCTGGGCCTACATCGAAGCTTATCTTAGATTGTCTCTGGTTGTCCTTGGGTCTCAAGTGCTGGAGGATAACCATCTCGTTAATGAGCCTCAGCGTAAAGGTACTGAAGTCATCCGAGCGTGTCTTACTGGCAGACACCACAAGGATGTTCAGAGCTGGGTTTAAGAGGAGCTGGTGAACGACATACGCCGAACAAATCCAAGATTTACCACAGCCACGAAACGCCTGAATAATAGCCCGTTTCTCAGACCCTTGCATGTAATCCGCTATATCGTACTGGAGCGGTGTGGGTTCGGGTAGGTTCAATTGCTTCCAAACAAGAAAAAGGAAGTTCTTGAAATCTCGTAGCTGTGGGGGAATTTCCATGTATTACTTATTGCGACCTCGGTTATCCTTTTTGGATTGGATACGGAGGTTGCTTGATGCGTTATTTAAAGGATTACGGTCTTTATGGTCAATATCTTTACCAGCTAGCTTAGAGGCTCCGTGTTTCTTTACAGCGAGCCTCCGAGCGGCCTTACGTCCATCGTTTCTTCGACGTTGTTCAGGCTTCTTGTGGTAGGTATCGTATTCTTTTCGGTAATTACGTTCGCTCATATAAGTCTTACTGTGATGCCACTCTGTCCACACCTTCGTCGTTAAACGGAAGCATACTGACGAGGTTGGCTAAAGGGTTATCATTGGAGACTGTAGCGTTAATCTGGTTGTCCTTGAGGAGCTGTCGGGCTGCATTAAGGTCACTAGGGGATGCCTCGCCACTTTCGATGCGCTTAATAAACTCATCAATAAGTAGGTCTTGGAGGCCGTATAGTTTTTCGCTGCTATCGCTCATTTATTTAAAAATCTCTTTGTATATTTTAATAGCCAAATAACACATTGTTAGTACGCCAACTAAGATAGCGACGGTGGTGTTAATATGGTCAAGGGTTAAGGTTCCGAGGATGCCAGAGGTGGCAATGAACGGAGTGACGTAGGGGTTTTCTGGGAGCATTTAGGTTAATTCTTTGAGAGGGTTAAAATTTGATACAAGCAAGGAGGGCTACAGTGTGCATTACACTATCTCTTCTCCGATAAGGTTTACTGTTGTTCCACCATCCATCGTGAAGAAGTCGTAGGTTACTCTCTGTACTGTGTTTACTACATTTGGAGTACCAACCACGCTTGCAGGGAGTGTTAAAGTCGCATAGGGTGCTGTTCTGTATTGGTAGATAGAGTCAGTAGAAGTCCCAATTATGTACATCCTAGTGCCATCTGCGTTGAAGGCTAGACCCTCTGGAGCAGAGGCCAAAGAACCAACACTAAAGACTCTAGTAAATGTAGCTGAAGATATATCCCAAGCCGTGCTTAAAGTGTAATGGTAGACAGCATCAGTAGCAGCCCCTAACACAAACATCCCAAGTCCATCTGACCTAAACTTAACGTCCGATGGACTTGTATCTTTTGCAGCAACACTAAAGACTCTAGTAAATGTAGCTGAGGATATATCCCAAGCTGTGCTTAACGTGTACTGATTAACGTCATCACCAGCATCACCACAGAGGTACATTTCAGTACCATCAGTCTTAAAATCTATGCCAGTAAGGTCAGTCTCTTGGGCAGCAACACTAAAGGCTCTTGTATACGAGGCTGTTGAAACATCCCAAGCTGTGCTTAACGTGTACTGATTAACGTCATCACCAGCTTTACCAATTATGTACATCTCAGTACCATCAGTCTTGAAGTCTACTCCAGTAGGGTCATTTTCTTGCGCAGATATACTAAATACTCTAGTAAATGTAGCTGTTGTAACATCCCAAGCTGTGCTTAACGTGTACTGATTAACGTCTTTTCCAGCAGAGCCAATTACATACAGGAAAATTCCGTCTGTGCTAAACTCTACGCCTCTTGGGTTGAGTTCTTTAGTACCAATATTTAGTGATGATTCATAAGCTGCACTTGTAATGTCGTATGCTGCTGAAGCCAGTAAAGCACCTTTAGCAGTGTAAGTCCAACGGGCAGTAGTTGGAACACTAGCAAAACTAACAGTTGTATTTGCAGTTAATACACCTTGGTCAAAGAAGTTATAACTCCCAACATTCAGACTAGGAGTAGCACCCGTTACTGCGACAGGTTGAAAAGGCTCTGCGTTGGTTCCATCAGCCCCCGCAGCACCTGTAGCACCTTGAGCGCCTGTTTCACCGACCGCTAAAGCCCCAGTGCTAGCATTCTCAGAAACCTCTTGAGCCACAAACAGACCTTGTTGGTAAGCTGTGTCGAGGTCACTCTCAGACAACCGTGAGCCGTTCTGGAAGTCCACTAGCTGTGTTGTTCCAGTGTTACGCCACACACGTATCTTTTGGAAAGCACTGGGTGCTCCACTGAGGGTGATGGTCTTTGCCACAGCGTCACGGGAAGAAACTGTTAGGTCACTCCAAGTGGTTCCGTTGTAGCCCTTCACGTTGACGTCTGTAATAGACAGAACGTTAAAAGGTACGTCGTAGGTGGTTGCTGTTAGTCCTGATGTATATTCGATGTAGCTGTTAGCCATAAGTTGTAGGGGGTTATTGGGTTAGTTATTTAATAAGGTTACTTTAATTTTGAGGCATCCATCCCCAATTCTTTTCAAACTGTTGTTGTTGCATTAAAGCTTGAGCAGGGTTGTCCCCGTCTCTGTTTTGGTACTGTTCGACACGTTCCGCTGTAAAGAACTCTTTTTTGGCTTCTTCGATGGTAGCTCGCTTGGCATCTCTAATTTTTTCAAGACCTTCATTAGAATCTTTACTAATACCACCTTTTAGGTTTCCATTTTCGTCATAAGCATCGTCAATGTCTTCCATCTCTTCTAAAGCATTTAGAGAACCTAAACGTCCATTATTATAGGATTCTTCCCATCCATCACTCTCAATAATTTCAAGAGACTCATCCATCATTGTGAGTCCGTTGCTGTTTTCAAAAGTCAACATGAACACTTGAAAATCTTCATAGATTGTCTTTCCATTCTTCCAATAGCCCTTCATATCGTGGGTCTTATAAGAGGATGAGATAGGGCCGATGATGTTGCCTAGTCGATTATCTTGTTCAAGGATTTCGTCTAGTTTCTGTTCTCGCAGAAGTGAGGAAGGAAACTCTTGTTTAGCTGTTCTAAAGACAGCATTTGCCAAGCTTTTCTTATTTCTCTCCTTAGGACGTCCATACTCATCTCGTTTGAGGTTGGGAGCGGGAGCGGCTGCTAAATTTTGATACACACGATCTCCCAAGCCTTTTGTTTGGGAGCGGTCATCAAAGTATTGTTGTTGCGCTCGTATAGGTGCTTTAACGATATTGGGAACTCCAGGAACAGCGCCTAGAGCCATTTCTAGCACTACCTCTTTACGTGTTTCCTGTGCAGAAGTAGGACTAAGAACTCGCATCACGTTTTTTACACCCCCTGTAAATGGAGAGTCTTGTAAGATACCTCTTATGGTACGCGCCATCATAGCACTTAAATCTAACTGATCTTCCGTAAGAAGACCCTCCTCTTTATATTGATGCCACTTTTGAACATCAGCGATGATAGATATTACAATGCGATAAGGCTCACCCATGCGGTAATCATGTCCACCTGTTCCGTTATCTCTAAGCATCATATAAGGTTGGAATGTAGAGTCCCGACGCTGGTCATCATTCATCCAGTGTCCTCCTCCAGTCACCATATCCTTCTCAGACATATTCCAGAACATAACATACATACCTGTTGCCATCAGAGCATTTCCAAGAGACTCCGAGTCCATCTCAGCCATCCTTGCTTTGTTCTTTTCAAGACGTGTTTCCACCACCTTCAAACTGTCGTTCTTTTGAATAAGTTCTTTCTCTATGATAGCTTTTTGTTTACTAGAAACAGCAGTATCTAAGGCTTCTTTCAGATTCTTGATGTCGCTTCTTAGTGTCTTGAAGCTTGCCTTATCTTGACCCATTATCTTATTTGCTCGTATATTAAACTCCGAGTTAGGGGCTAAAGTAGCTGTAGCTTTTCCAACGTGTCGTAGGGGTTCTAGCATTGGACTAAGAGCAAACTTAGTTCCTTTAGTCACAGCAATACTAGGAGTTGTTATAACCCACATGAGGACTTGTAATAGCCTTCCTCCTACCGTTCCTTGGGTAGTATGCTTTGACGCAATATCAAGAATACTTTCCGTAAAGGTTTTGCGAATGTCGTCATCTTCTAATTTTCTATTCTTGAATAAACCATCATCCGCTTGCTGACGAATCTTCTCATAATGTTGTTTATAGGCCCATACTCTCTTGCCATTCTGTTCTTTAAAAGCGGCTTCAATGTACTCATCGACAAACTTAGCAAGATCAGGAACTTCTTGGTCAATACCCGCTCGAAGACCCTCCGCGCGAAGTTTTCCTGTAATCATAGCGAGCGTAAATGGAACATCTACAGCACCAATCACAGTATAAGGTAGATTGATAAGCTCCATAGCCACCTCAGCGGCACTATCTAAAGCTTTAATACGAGCAAAAGTGTTTTTAAGACCTTGTTGGTTTTCATTTCTTTTAAGCTGTTTTCTTTGTGTTGCTAGTTCCCTAGCGTTACCAGCTCCGTCACTATTGTAGCCTTCTTTAAATCGGACATCACCATCAGAAAATAAAGGGTTTTTACCTCTATTTATTAAAGCTTTTCCGAAATCTTTATAGGCACTTCTATTAAAGATTGTCATAAAGGCATCTTGATAAGCAGCCAAATCAGAGCCCGCATATAAAGCTTTTCGTACAAGGCTTTTATTCTTTAGAGTCATCCCTTTCCAGAGAGAGCTTCCAAGCATGTTTCTAATAGGCGTTATAGCTATATTAACCGCTGCACTGAAAACACCAGCAGTCATAGAAGTGGGAGCACTTAGTCCTGATGATGTTCTAGCAAGGAAGTTAAGGTCTAAAGCTTTATCAATCCAATGTCTTTTGTAAATGGCTGGGTTAAGAATACGATCTTTGACTACGTTAATTTCAGCCTTTTGAAGTTCCTTTGCTGCTTTTATTAACTCAGCTTTGCGTTTCTTCAGGAACTGTTCGTAAGTAGGGACATCTGTATTCCCTCCCTTTGGTTTTAGTGAGGGGTGGATACCTGCAACGCCATCTATCTGGCTTATATCTTCCCCACTAACAAGTGCGTGGAGTAGATTGGTTTCCTCTTCAAGTTTCGCAATACGAGCTTGGCGGGCTGTAGGCTTCGGAGTATCTACCTTGTCCTCTGGAACCGCTGTAGGCTTCTTTGGTTTTGCATTAGGAGTCTCTATGACGGGAACGTCTTCAACGTCTCCTAAGATACGTTTACGGAGAGCATCCAAGTTCTCGAAGTTCTCTCCTACGTCTTTTTGAAAGTTAAGATTGTCTCGAAGGCGTTCAATGTCTGCAACAATCTCAGCACTCTCTTCAGTCATTATCTCTTGGAAATTTTCGGGTTCTCTATCCGCTCGTCTAACAGCCATAGATGAACCGTCTACGTTATCCAGTTCGTATTTCTTAGGCGCTACTGTTACCAGTTCATCCAGTAAAGCAGAGGCTTCCTCAAGAGTAGAGTGTCCTGTTTTAAGTCCCTCAATAACAGTGTTAAGTCGGTTCTTATAATCATCAAACAGACGAGCAACTTCGTTAGTACCTTTGACTCCTTTAAGCCTTGAACGGTCTCCTTTAAGTAAGCTATCCACGAGGTTTACAAAGTCCTCCGCCTTAGATGGAGCCGCTTCGGGAGCCACTTCGGGTGTCACTGGAGCGGGGGTCGCCTCTGCGTCTGGCTTAGGTTTTGTTATCTTAATACTGTCGCTACTGTCTCCTGAATAATCAGAGATAAATTCAGCGTTATCAACTTTCTGAGGTCTGTTTGCTCCATCAATATAATAAAGCCCATTACCGCTATCGTGGTAGCCATCCTCTAACTCACCTTTAGCGTGAGCCTCAAGCATTGTTTCTGGATCACTATGGGAAAACGGAGTATCAAAAGGGTCGCCATTCTTTTGTGTTGCGATTTGCGTTAGTATTTCCTCAACTTGATTTTCATCAATCTGGTGAGTCTGGCTTTTAAAGGAATTAACATCTTCACTCTTCCTTGGTCGGTAGCCTCGTCCTCCTTCACCTTCAAATATAAAACCTTTACGCTCATACCACTTTTTTAGTTCCTGCGCATTTAGCCCTTTTTCTTCTCCTGCGAGCGTAGCCCCTTCGGGGTCTATCTCTAAATCCACTGACATATCTCTGGAGTCGGCTTCGGCTAGGATTCGGTCAAGCTCTTTACTAGCTTTTCCTGCTCCTCTTCCATCTACATTTGATATGACATCAAGAGTGACATCACCTTGTACCTGCACTCCATTAAGCTCTAGTAGTGCGTCCGTATCCCCTCCATCTTTAAGGGTAACCTCTACGCCATCTGCTGTGGTGTAGTTATCAACGCGCTGTCCTAAACCTGCATCTAGTTGTTGTCCTTTATCAGATAATACTTGAACTAATTCTTTCGATGTAACTCTGTCTTTAGGTGTCACTGGAACGTCGGAGGGTATCTTCTCGCCTCCCACAGTAACCTCTAAGGGCTGTGTTTCTCCTTGAGTGGTCTCAGTGACATTAATCTCTGGCTGTAGCTCCGAAACTTCCGAGGACTGGGACTCGTCAATGTTGAACGAACCGTCTTCGTTGATAACTTCCCGAACACTCTGCGCGATTTCATTTTGTCTTTCCCGCAAAGCTTGACGCTCCGTATTCCACTCTTTATTTTTTGTTGTGTAGATGTCCGAGCCTATCTCCCCATCAGAGAATTGGTCAGTTAATTCCTCAGTAAGGTCGTCCAAATAAGCAAGGCGGTCTTTTATGTAACCTTGTCGGTCTGCTAGTGGAATATCGTTCAGGTCAATAACCTTGTTTCCAAGAAAGCCTTCAACAAAGCCAGCATCTTTATACTGCTCGTTTACAAGGAGGTCTTTGAAATGACGCACTTCCTCTCTTGTGATTAACTTCTGAGCAAGCGCTTCGTTGATTTCATCTTCTGTCTTCCCTGACATTTGAAGGAAGAGTTTCTTAGTCTTATCTGTAAATTTATCCCACACCTTAGTAGCCGTGGGAGCCACTTTAATAGTAGCGAGATCAATAGTGGAACCAAAAGCAAAACCAACAGCGGCTGAGAATCCCAACTCCTTTAGAGTGGGCAGTCGGTGCTCGTCTATGATTGCCTGTGCTGTGGTATCCGCAACGGTTACTGCTGAACCCACTCCGCCTGTTCTAACGACCCTACCAGCGTAAGCTAGCTTGGAAACGTTAGCACCAGCCTTTAGGGTGTTACCAGCAGGGATGAGGTTAGCAAAACCAGCAAATAGAGCACGTCCTACTTGGAATTTTGGTTGCCCTTCTATCTCTTGCGCCGCCACGCTGCCTCCGAAACCTCCAATAAAGGAAGCCACAGGGTATGAGATACCGAAAGTAAACGGAGCTAAAGCAGCGCCACTAGCATTACCTGCTAACGCTATAGATACTTCAGCACCCATGCCTTTAACAGTGTCTCCCACAGAAGCCTCGAAGGTTTCTACTTCTTCTTCTTCTGGAACCTTTTCGTTAATCTGTTCCTCAATCTGGGAACTAGAAGCAAATAAATCAGGTGCGGGGCCTACGAGTTTGTACTTATTTTCGTCAGTCATTTTTATTCAAAGGATTTTAATTGTGTGTCAAAGAGAGTAATAGCAGTTTGAAGCATCTGTAAATCTTCCGCTCCGTAAGCCCCTGTTACTGTTCTCATTTTAACCATAGCATTTTCTTCTGCCACTGATGCTGTTTCCCCTTCACTCTTTTTTTGGTAGTAAATAATGGCTTTGTTAAGCTCGCTACGAATCTCGTTACCCACATAAACGTCTGCAAGTCCGAGCTGTAAGCTGCGCAATTCTGAAACTGTTTCAGGCGTAAAGTCCGAGAGTGAATTTATTCCATATCTAATATAACTAGCAGCCAAAAGAGGCTGAGCAATAGTAGAGTGTTCTTCTCGGATAAGCGCTCGGTCTTTCATTGCTGTTTCCAAGGCGAGCTGTGGATCGTTCACCATGTTTTCATTATAGAACTCATTAACAAGTGAGTTATATTTGTATCCAAAATACTTACCGTCATCTGAAATCTCCTCAGCATTATCAAGAACACCTGTGCGTTGATTCAGTGTTTGTATTTTATCAGCACTGGTCGAGGATAATTTCTTACGTTCTTTGATTTCAGTGGTTAATTCCTCGGTAAGGGTTCTTAACTTTGTAGGGAAGTTAGTATTGAAATGCTCAATTTGCTCGGCCTCTGTGGGTAATTGGCTGCTAACTTGCCAAACTTCCTTAGCCATTTGCTCTTTAAGAATTATAAATTCATTATTGTACTCGGAATCTTGGATATACTTCTTAGATTTAGCTCCTGTTACAGCCTTAGATACCTGCTCCTCCAAGTTGTTGGCTTCATCACTAAAAAAGAAGGAACTAGGGTGTTTCTTTTTATCTAGGAAAGCTCTGCTATTTTCAGCTTTCTTTAATGCTGTCTGAATACGGGGATCAGTGTGAGGAACTACGCGACCATCATCTGTCCTAAATTCTAACTCGCCTAGGTCGGCATTGATGTTTCCATTAATAGCCTTCGTAATTGTACTCTCAAAACCAGAGTAGTCCTCCTCTGCTGCAATACCTATAGGGGCTTTAGCAAAGCGTTTACTTTCATCAATAGTACCAATCTTGCTTTGGATACCCATGAGGGCTCCTCGTTGAACGTCACTAATCTGATCGCTCTTCAGTAAAGCCTGTGATGCGAGGGATAACGAACGAAAGGACTCCGTAGCTGAGCTGGTGTTTAAGCTAATACCCAGTTCGTCTAGCTGCTCACTTGTTATGCCTATTTGAGAAAATACATTATCAAAAGCGGCTTGCTGATCTTCAACAGTTCCGTGTGTAATGATGTTAGCGAACAGACTGGTTTGTTGCCCCAGAGCTTTAGCAGAATTAGTAATTTGCTTAGAGAGTGTCTCCTGAGGCTTCGCTATTTGCGATTTAAGTGATGCTAGTTCTTTCTTGCCCTCAATGGAGCCAAAGAGCTTGGCGTTGCCGTGAAGGGAATAAGAAGAAGCTTCATTGACTAGCGCTTCTGCTTGAGCGAATTTCTCTTGCTCTATTAGTAATAAGGCATCCGAAGTAATAATACCACGGAGCTTCGTAGAACGTCCCTTGGGGGAGATGCCTAGGGCTTTATATTCCTTGATTGCATAATCAAGACCGACTGCAACACCTTTCTCTTTGATTTGAGTAGCGGCATCTGCTGAAATAAACATCTCCGTCTGTTCTTCAAGGTTTTTGGTATATAGAGCAGCCGCCTCATTTTGCATGTCATCCACAAGGGCTCCCGAAAGTGCTCTTAGAGCTTCCTCGCGGTGTGCGTCTCCCCCAAACTTATCCATTAAATCTTGGTCAAACCTTTGGCGTTCTTCTGTTAAACGTGTTGTGAACTCATTTACAGAGGCAAGCCTTTCTTGTTCTGAGTTTCCCGTAGGGAGAGACTGATTACCTGCTAAGCTTAAAAACTGCTCTCTCATCTTGTCTTTATTTACAGCAAAGTGTCTTTTTGAGATAGCATATTGGTAAGCTTTATTGTAGCCAAGGATGCCTTTAGCTTCCTCATCTTGCATCGCGTCCGCAAGATCAGCTCCCGATACCTGAGAAGCAGCTTCCGCTCCCATCGTCTTAGCAATGTTGTTTACTTGTCCTAGGACTTGAGGTGTTTGTCGCAATGCTTGCGCTAGTTGTAACGCCGAGTTGGTCTTAGGGGTTGCCTGTACAGCCACGCTATACTGTCCCGCACGTTGTACGGCTGGTTGTAGCGCTGGTGTTCCTAGGTCTAGTGATACTTGCTCACGACTGTCGGAGCCTCCAAGGAGGGATTTAAGAGTTTGTTTCTTTGCCATTATGATTTAAGAGCTGAATAAGTTGAGAGACCTGTTTGAGCACCACTAAGAGCAGTTCCGAGGTAATCAGGTTGTTCGATAGGCTTGTTGATACGAAGCAGATTGTTAGTGAATCCTAGTCCTGCATCTTGAAGCTGTAAAGTACGATTAACGTCATTCATCTGTAGCTGTTGGGTGTTAGCGAACCTGTAGTCAGCCTCTTCACGAGTTAGGTCGTTGATAAGAGCGTCAACACTGAGTCCTGCTACTCCTGCTTCACCAGCACTCACACGAGCTGTTGAACGAGCTTCACGGGCTTTCTTGGTGGACGCTTGGATGCGCTGGGCGGCTGCCACTTGCTCTTGTCCTTGCTGGGTGCGCATAGAGGACACCTCGCGGAGGTAACGTTCACGTTCGGCTGCCGAAGCATTCTTTTGGACTTTCGCTTGGGTTTTTGCTTGTTGGCGCTGACCCATTAGGGAAGCTCCAGCCGTGGCTACGCCTAGTGTTGTAGATATAGCTGCCACTCCTACCGCTGCTGCCGAAGCTTGCGAAGCGCCTAGGGCGAGTCCGATTGATACTGGTTCACACATATTATTTAGAGGGGATTATAAATTCAAAGAAGGGTTGATTATTAAAGGTAAGTTTACGAATGAAGATTGCTCCACAGAATTTGAGCCACTTTAGGGCTGTTGAGTTTTTCTCATGGACAAAGTTAAAGGTCGCACCATAAGGCTTGGTTAGTCGTTGCGTCCACTCACGGGACGCTTTGAGGAAGTCGTAGGCGTTGTCAGAGACGCTCTCTGTGCCTAGACACCAGATGTACGCTTGGTTCTCTACTTGACCTACACCGAACATAGCAAAGGGAACCCCTTCACCGTCTAAGGCTGTCAGGGTAACGTCATCACTCTCAAGAGCACTCAAGAGCGACTGACGGGGCTCGTGGCCCATACAAGCTATCTCTATCTGGTCTGCTCTACGCATATACGGATAGATACGCTCTACGTGGTCGTGGGTAGCCACCACTACGGAACACTCTCCGTGTCTACTGAGCACTTTATCCATATTATTTTTTACGGCGTTTGTAGGCACGTGTTAATAAAGGCTTAACGTAATGAGGGAGTTTTTCCTCATAATATATTATTTTGGCGTTAAAATAAGTGACGACTTCATCTAAGATGGAATCTAAGTTGTTTTCCTTAGAAGTCTCTAAAACAACAGACGTTGCTATATTTTTAAGTTCAGCAGGAAATGCCTTTTGGTTGATATTTAGACCCAAGCTGTAAATTGTTGTTAGATTGTTTCGTTCTACTAAAATACCGCCAATCTTTTTATCTTTTACATATAAATCGTTTGGGTCTTGAAATTGGATGTCTATACCGAACATCTTAGAGAATAAGGTGCTTAGCTCTATTCCGAGCTCTTTTACAGCTATCTTACGCGCCTTCATTAAGCCTCGTCTAGTCACTCGAAGAGATAAAAATAAGCCGCCTAACTCTGAGTGCCATTCTTGGTCTGGCTTACTGGTTACACCTTTCGTTTGACGCTCAGCTACTACTAATATGTCCTCTCCCTCTACATCCTCTAATACATAAGAGTGCGTAGAGTTTATCTCTTTAACTTTCAAAATATTCATAGGTTTATCCATATCGGTTAGAGCGGGTGTGAACAAAGGATTCAAACTCGGCGTTTTGGAAGGTACTCGGAAGAGCACTCTCGTTCTCGATGGTGATAGTTGTATCTTGTGCTTTGGTGAACACAGGGAAGCGATAGAAGCCACTGTCGAGGCTAAGGGAACCAAGTACAGAGGAACCTACTACATCAGGAGTAAAGGTGTTCACGTAGGTATCACGGAACTTAGGGGTCACACAAACTTTAAAGTAAGCTGACTTAGCAAAGTAAAGAGAACCGTTCCTAATCATCAGCTTGGCAGCATTAGAGGGACTCTTTCCGTTCCCTGCTTTAGCTTTGAAGAGCTGCTCAGAGAACGTATACTTCATTGTATAAGGGATACCTACCCAGACAGCCGTATCGGTTGACACAGGACTGCTAAGGGTGACCGTAGCGCCACTATTGGTGCAGTTAAGGGCTAACCCATCAGTCGTATAGACCTGTACGGTATTGTCCGCTGGGGTGTAAGGAAGGGTTATGGTAGAGGAGCCATTGGTGACTGTATTGGCTACTCGCATATCAAGGTGAGTAACGTAACCAGCAGCGTCCGATAGACCAGACTCCATAGGCATCTCTACGAGGTTGGTTTGTCCGTTGTTGGTGATGACTGCGTAGAGGGTAGAGTCAATGAACTCGATGCCTCGTATCTCACCAGTAAAGGTGAACTTAGACCAAGCACTCAGGACTTTCTGTTGATTGCTCCAGAAGTAATTGTAAATATATAGTGAGCCTGTCTCGTCCCCAGAAAGAAGGACAACAATGTTTTCACTAGAAGAGCCTACCATCTTCTTAACATTAGAGGGAATGTAAGCGGGAACATGTTCTGCTATATCCGAGGAGTCAAATGTATCGGTAGTAGCATTAACTGTGTATTCTCTTATTCCTGTAAATGAGCCCTTACCGTACGGAAAGTAAATGTAAGACCCAAGTGCAATAGGCTCAAACCCGTCTACCATTTCAAAGTTTGTGACGGGATTGATAGATACTGTTTTACTAGTGAGCAAGTCGCCAGACTTCAAGGCAAACTGTCCTGCCTCAGAGAAAAGAATTAAATTCTCTTGGAAGCCCACCGCTGAACTAATATTGACCACGTTTTTACTGGACACGCGCACATCAATAGGAGCTGAGTCCAGTAAAGTAGAGACGGTAGTGCGAAAGAAGTTAAATAACTCGCCAGCCTCTGAAAAGATAATAGCATCTCCGCTGAGAATGCCTAAGCGATTTCGGTGTACAAATAGTCGGTTGATTTTTTGCCCGACGAAAGAAGGCATAGGGTTTGCTTTATCATCTCCAGCTTGTCTTAAGCCCAAAGGGGCTTCTTTTACGACAAAGGAGTTTAATTCATCATTAATAAGTCGATGAGGAAAAGTGCTTTTATCTATCCCTGATGAAATATCAAAGCCAGCTACTTCATTGTAGGAACCAGTACCGAAACCACTCCCATCTGCCGTTTCAAATTTAACGTAGTAGTCGTCCTGAGCCAGCTCCGTGTCTCCGATAATTTTGATTTGAAAATTATTAAAGTTACGTAGGGGCAGGTCAGTAATGCTTGCTACTTCGGTATAAGCTAAGGAAAGACCTTCATCCGCTAAACCATCTGAAGTAGAGATAGTAAAGGACGCGCCATCATCGCGTTTGAATTTTATGACACTTCCTCGTCTGCTTCTATCAAAAGCGGCGGGAAAAGAACCAGAAATACCGTTGTTCGTACCTCCAGTGCTTCCTGCGAAACCTTGAGCGATGCGCTCGGTTGATGCATTTTGTCCGCCTCGGGTTCCATCTGCTGGCCCTGAGGTTACAGTTAAAGTTGTAACACTATTTGAGGATGTCCCTCCGTAAATCGAACTAGACCCTATGACATCGAGAAGCACCCACGTGGTCGTATATACCGAAACCGAAACGGCTGTTACTTCCCCAGCGCTATTTGTAGATATAGTTAAAGGAATAGACGTAGTGGCCCCAGTGGAGGAGGAGGTGAATCTTAAAGATAAATAATTTGAATTATTAGTGAGGTTGGAGGTATAACCGCTCCCCGCTTGGCTAATGTCAACGCTTGAGACTTTAAGGCCAGATGGGCCTCCGACGTTGAGTGCATATGAATCGCCTGTTGTAATCACATAAAACTCTTGTTGTGTCCCTGTGCCCTTGAGGTCTACGGGAACCGTGTTCACCAAAAAGACCGCCCCTTGCTCACTGCCATCACCGAGGGCCACTTGATACCGTTTTTCATAGTCTCCTTGTATAACAGTAACAATAGCTTCTTCAACTAAAGCCTCTGTTTTTTCTGTACTTTTTTCTACGGTTACATTTTTATTAACAAAGAAAGTGCTGTCACCTACTGATAGCGCGTTAATAGTCTTTTCGGGTGAAGCAGTGGTGTACAAATAGTGGTCTGTAGGGATTGTCCAGCCGCTCGTGTATTCTACAGCATTATACCAAATCCCCGCAGCAGCTCCTGAAATAATGTTGTAGGCATACATCTTAGTTCCTGTGTGTATGACTACATATCTCTCAGTCTCACTTCTATTAACAAACTGAACTAAACTGTCATCTTCAATAGCCGTATCTAACAACTTAGCGATGTGCCGAGTGTTAGGGCGTTTCTTCAAGCCTTCTGCAACAGAGCTAAGAGCGTTTACTTGCTCCTCGCACTGTCCATCAAAGCGTGTAGCATCTGGTTGTTGAGAGACACCTTGGATAAGGTTGGGAACACTGGTGTTAATTAAAGCCATTGTTTATGTAAGGTCGTAGTTGCGATTAAGACCAATTCTGGCGGCCATATCGTAGTTGTCAAATATAGTTCGGTCAGAGCTTCCGCTGTCAAATTCAGTGAGAGCAGCATAAGCTTTGTATTCATCACGAGCGATTAACGCTTCTAGTTCACGAGAGCCAACAACTCGTCCTTGGAACACACGGGATGCTTGCAAGGTGATATAACGTCGAGCTGGTTCTGGTAGGGACTCCCAATCTAGGAGACGTGTCTGGTTCACCTTGAGAGCTTTGGTGAACGATTGGGTGTTATTGGAACGGTCAAAGAGACTTAAACCACGCTGTACGACATCTATTGATGTGTCGATGGGGTCTAGCTCAAGGATGTCCTCTGATAAAGTTATGGAGCCATCCCCAGCAGGTGCTAGGGTGACGTTTACTTCTGTGTTGAATTGCCAACCCTCTGACTGAACGGAACGACTAATCTCATCAAGAGCAGAGATAGCAGTAGCAGCGGAAACAGGGAGTGCGTTGGTGTTACTGATACTGTTCACAGGGCTTTCACCAATGTGTCCTAGCATCGAATTAACTGCTTCTAGTTTGGAGGTCAGAGTGGGCATATTACTTCTATATAAAATTAAAGGGAGTTAAAAAGAGACCCCAAGGGGATTGCCCAAGGGGTCTCAGAATTAATACGGGTATTGCTTACGCAGGGAGAACCTTAACGGCACACTCTGGACGAAGAGCACCGTGGCCCATTGCATATTTAGCAACGAACAGAGTACCTTGACGTTGAATCTGGTACTCGGACTCAGTAGCGAGGTCGAGCAACTTAACAGTACCGATAGCTTCCTTAGTACCTGCAAGGAAACCCTTGGCAGATGC